GGTACAAACCATATGCGCAACAGGTATCCGTGTTTCCGAATTGCAATTTATCACCGTTGAGGCTGTCCATACAGGACGTACAGAGATTTTTAACAAAGGGAAACGCCGTACAATCTTTCTGCCGAGAAAACTGCGTCGGGCGCTGACCCGGTATATTAGGGAGAATCATCGTACAGAGGGCTCCGTTTTTGTTACCAGAACCGGAAAACCCTTAAATCGATCAAATATTTGGCGGGATATGAAGAAATTATGCGAGAGCGCACATGTTGATCCCAACAAGGTATTTCCCCACAATCTTCGACATTTGTTCGCGCGTACATATTATAGCATGGAAAAGGATATTTCGAGGCTTGCCGACATTTTGGGTCATTCCAGCGTCAACACCACCCGTATCTATACAATGGAAAGCGGTGCTGTCCATGCAGATCAGATTGAGCGGCTTGGGCTAATGATTACATAATTTCAGTTCTGTTGTAACTTTCCTTCATCCTGATAAAGTCCTCTGGTAGAATAATACAATAGTACCCATAAAAATAGACGGGATTGATGTCGATAAGGGTACAAAAAATTGAGGGGAAGAAAAAAAGTTCTTTCCCCTTGTGTAAACTTGCAAAATTCTAAGTCATTCCTTGTTAAGTAATAAATTTCGAGCTCCTTTCACACCACTGCTTACAACAGAACTGAAATTCTGTCGTAAAGTGATGGATTTGCACCAAAAAGCGGTAAAAGGAGCCGATAATATGTTATCGAGCCAATACGCAATCAAGAAATTTGATACTTGTGAAAGTCTGCTGCCCTAAAGGAAAGGGCAGCAGACTTTTCTTTTCGACAATTTACCAGCAATCATTTGAACAAATCGTATATTCTGACCAGTTCTTTATGATTCAGGTTTGTGAGAATTATTTGGTGCCAGCCGGCACAGGTGCATCTGACAGGTGCTTCTGTGCGGGGTGGCAGCGACACAACCTCGCATACCCCAATGTACCTTGAAAAACAGGAGCGAAAGTCTCCTTATCGTCAGTATGTGAGAAAAGTTCTGTTTTGGCACAGCTACAGACGCGAAGACTGCCTGCGGAGGGAAAACGGGGCAACTGTTACCATCCGTTAAAACGATAGCATCAAAGGCACGAGCGGGACCCTTAGCTGTAGAAGCGCGTGGCAAGGCGCGGACATAACAGAGCGTGCGCGAAATCCTATCACTGGGATAGGGTGGGGATGAACTGTGGGATCGGCTTGGGCAGCCTCGTCAACTGCCAAATCACCATCCGTCGGTTCCGTGCCGGGCGCCACCGGCGACTCACAATATACTCCTGTGCCGGGGCCGGAAGCAAGCGGGCGATCCTGTCGCCTGTGAATACGGCACACATAGCTTATCGAAAATACATCATGGGTTGGCGTGGGTGGTCTGCCGCTGGAATTGATTTGGGATAGCAAGCCGGATGCAGCGAGGTCCAGCGGTGCCGCTCACGCCGCTCACTATTTGAAGAGGGGGTGCGTGTATGCGTATCCAAATCGAAAAGATCAAAGTTAATCCCGGTCGCCGCGAGGCGCTGCCGGAGCATATAGAAGAACTTGCAAAGAGCATAGCGGAAGTGGGACTTTTGAATCCAATTACGGTTGACCGTGAGTACACTCTGATTGCAGGACTGCACCGTCTGGAAGCCGCGAAAAAACTTGGATGGGCGGAAATCGAGTGTACGGTCAGCAGTTTGGAGGGGTTGCAGGCAGAACTTGCGGAGATTGACGAAAACTTTGTGCGGTGTGAGTTGACCGCCGTAGAGTATGGCGATTTGCTCCTGCGACGGAAAGAAATATATGAGACACTGCATCCAGAAACACGCAAGGGGCAAAGAAACGGAAAGACCTCTCTTAAAAGCGAAAATACTTCGCTTTTAAAGACAAAATCGTTCACGCAAGATACTGCGGATAAACTCGGCATTGTGAAACGAACAGTAGAACGGCAGATTCAGGCCGCAAAAAATTTAACGCCGGAAGCAAGGGCAATTCTCCTGCATTCTGATATTTCAAAAGAAAACCTACTTAAAATTTCTCGTTTGGAGCCAAAATTGCAGAGTGAAGCCGCCGATTTGTTTGTATCAGGCAGGGTCAAATCAATAGAAGATTTTCTTTCAGAGAGGGTTGACAACGGTGCATCGCCAATTCCGAACGAAACTCCGGCAGTCGAACCCGATATAGAAAAGCCAGAACCCCCGTCCCCAAAAATATCAGAGCCGAGGAAACGTAGCTCTGCCACAAAAACACAGACAGATAAGGGGCAGATAGAGAGAGACGGCGGAAAGGAAAAGCCTGCTTTGCATGACAAAGCAGAAACTCCTCGTGTGCCAGATGGTGCGCCTGCTGATCCTCCTTATTCTCTTGGCGGTGTAAAATACGCAACAATTCAGGAATCCGTGGCTGATTTGAAAAACCCGGATAAGGACTGCAGCAGTACGCCGGACAGCTTTCTCGCGGAGATCACAGAGTTCGTCCGCAAATTTCAGCAGGAGATTGACTGGTTTCTCATTGCGGACTATGAGCCGGTTTTTCCTGTTCTGACGCAAATCCAGTTTGAGTATTTCCAACGTCAACTGGACGAGATCCATGTCGCCGTAAAACAGTTATTCAATCATGTTCAGAAAGGTAGGGACAAAAATGAGTAAAAGGAACCGTTCCAGATCATCGCAGCCACCCAAACAGCTTAGCATTGAATCCCCCGTCACAATTTGCGTGGAGCGTGTCATTTCAACGGATAAGCTTACTTCCGGTCTTCCTTACCAGAGGCCCGTGGATGACCGGGAGGTGGACCGGCTGGTCAGGGAATGGGACGAGCGGCTGTTCGAGCCGTTGGCGGTCAGCTACCGGGAGGGGCGGTATAACGTCATTGACGGCCAGCACAGGATCTCCGCCATGCGGAAGCTCCATGGCGGTCGCGAGGTCATGATCCGCTGCAAGGTATATAGCGGTATGACCTATGAGCAGGAGGCCGAGCTGTGTTATAAGCTGGATAAGGCAAAGAAACGCTTGAGTCTGTCCCAATCCACCAACGCCTTGGCGGAATCCGGCATAGACGCGGAGACTACAGAGATTCGGCGGCTCATGGGCAGCGCCGGTTTTATCTGGGCGTTGGGGCAGCGTCACGGAGGAGAATATGAGGTCATTGCCACCAGGGCTGTCATCAACGCCTATCATTTTCTGGGAGACACGGACTTCGCCCGAATGTTCCGACTTCTGGGTGATACATGGATGGGTGATCCCCGCTCTGTAATGGGCCCTGTTCTGTCAGGCATGGCCCTGTTCTTGAAAACCTACGGGGCTGAACTGAACGACAAGACATTTGCTAAGCGTATGTCCTCGGTAGATCCGGATGAGATTATTCGCCGGGGCAAGCTGGATTTCAGCACTAACAGCGCCTCCCTGCGCTACGCGAAGGTCATTTTGGAGAAGTACAACAGCGCACGGGGCAGTAAAAAACTGCCTTATCGTTTCAACGTATAGTGTTATGGGCTATAAAACAGCTATGTTTTGGTGCGTAGCAGCCCGTACGATCTGCTGGCTTTGTATTATGTTTGCGCCGTCCTTTCTTAATAACGAACCGTCGTTCTATTATTCAGCCGGCTATGTGAAATCGTACACAGCCGGCGACTTTGACCAGCTGCAAATCCGAAAAATATACCGGCTCAATTCTACGGATGGCCCATCTCATATTTCAACAGACGACTTTGAATTAAATGGCTGGAGCTATCATATGCTGGAGATGGACAAGGAAGAAACAGCCGGTCAGAAAACCTATACCGTCATCTTCAATGGAAATAAACGATAGGAGGCGAGTTAATGGATCAGATTCTGCCTACGGAACAAGAACTGGATGCCATGCGGAGTGTGGATATCCGCACGGTGGACCCGGGCACCCTTCGCGATATCCGGGATGTGAAAGTAAAAGTTGAGCTTCCCAAGCAAGAGAGAATGCTGGATTATCTTCGGCAGATTGGGAACCCCTACTGCTACCGGCATGGGAAGTACGTTGTGAAAGTCAGCTTTACGGATACCGATGTCACTTTGGAGGATAGGCTCCTTAGCTACATTCGGTCCAAGTGCTGAAAAATACTCTGGACAAACGGGAGACGGACTGATATAATAATATTGCTACAGAAAAATTAAATCAGCCTCCCGTTTGTCCGAGGGCCTACTGGGCCTTTAGACAGGGAGGTTTTTCTTATGCCTGAAAACACAGTCAAAGTATGGAATACCTATGGGTATGTCCGACTCTCCCGCGAGGATGGCGACAAGGAGGAGAGCAACAGCGTAAAGGGTCAAAAAGAACTGATACGCGACTATCTGCGCCATACTCCGGATCTTCGGGAATGCGGCATGAAAGTGGATGACGGTTATACCGGTTCCAATTTTGAAAGGCCCGCGTTCCAAGAGATGATGGCCGACATCAAAGCGGGTAAAGTCAACTGTATTGTGGTCAAGGATCTGTCCCGCTTTGGACGCGACCATTTGGAGGCAGGGGAATATATAGAAAAAATATTTCCTTTCCTTGGCGTCCGCTTTATTGCTATAAACGATCACTATGACAGCCTGCACCGTAACCCCGAATCGGATGAACTAATCATTCCGTTTAAGAATTTGGTGAACGAGGCATACTGCCGGGATATTTCCATTAAGACGCGCAGCCACTTGGATATTAAGCGCAAACACGGAGATTTTATAGGCGCATTTCCCACCTATGGGTACAGGAAAGATCCCGAGGATCACAATCGCCTGTTGATAGACGAAGAAGCGGCTGGTGTCGTCCGGGACATTTTCCGGTGGAAGTTGGATGGGGTCAGCGCCCAGGATATTGCTGATAAACTAAACGCCGCAGGCATTTCAACACCGATGGATTATAAAGCCGCGCAGGGTATCCGCTACAAGACAAAGTTCCGAAAAAAGGCGGATTCCGGCTGGTGCGCTAAAACAATCCTGCGGATATTGAAAAACCCCATTTATATTGGGACATTGGAGCAAGGCAAGGTCACGACTCCGACCTACCGAGTCAAACGACAGGTCAACCGCCCACAATCGGAGTGGGCTGTGGTAGAGAATAACCATGAGGCCATCATTGACCGCTGGGATTTTCAGACTGTGCAGCAGGTGCTGGCTCTGGACACCCGTACCAGCATCGGGGGAACGTCTGTTGAATACTTCTCCGGCCTTCTATATTGTGGGGAATGCGGCGCAGCTATGGTACGCAAAACGGTACCGTCTGGAAATAAGAAATACGTGTATTATATATGTTCGGCCCATAAGCAGGATAAAACATGCTGCTCTGCTCACCGTTTGCGGGATGCTGCACTTAATGAGATTGTGTTGGACTCCATGAAGCAGCACATCCGCAACGTGATTGATTTATCGCATCTTCTTCAAATGACCGATACTGCACAGCTTCGCCAGGCCAGTATGCAGCGGCTTCAGAAACGGCTTGACCGCAAGCGTCAGGAAATTGACCGGGCGCAGACGCTCCTGCAATCTCTCTATGAGAACCTGGCAGACGGTATCATTGACCGTGAAGATTATAAAGACCTGAAGGCAAAATACACCCGGCGTCGCAAAGAAGCTGAGGAGCAGGCAGATGTCATCCGGGAGGAAATGAGTCAAGAGCTTGCAGGTTCCTCCGAAAACCGCGCCTGGATGGAGCAGTTCCGCAAATATCAAAACATTACCGAGTTGGATCGGCACGCTGTTGTAACGCTGGTCGAGCGGATCATGGTATACAAGGAGCACCGGGTAGAGATTGTTTTCCGCTGGGAAAATGAGTATCAATGGCTGGCTGCTTTAGTGGCCCATCAGGCACACTCTGGACAGGAGGTGTGCTGACGTGGCGCGGACAAAGCGTAAGGTCAACTACGTGCAGCATGTAGAAGAGGATACGTCTGCCCCTCAAAGTCGGGTCTATCGTTCCGGCGGTTACGTCCGCCTTTCCGTAGAAGACAGCGGAAAACCGGGAGCGGATACCATTTACGCGCAGAAGGAGCTTGTTCAAAAGTACATTGAGTGCCAACCGGATATGACCTACTGTGGGATGTACTGCGATAATGGCCGGACAGGGACTAACTTTGATCGGCCGGAGTTTGAGCGGCTGATGTCTGATATCCGAGCGGGAAAGATCGACTGTGTTGTCGTTAAGGATCTTTCCCGCTTTGGGCGGAATTACTTGGAGGCAGATAATTATTTGGAGCGCATATTTCCATTCTTAAATGTCCGTTTTGTTGCCATCAATGACAACTTTGATACTTTGACCGCTGAGCGGAATGCAGAAGGCTACATCGTTCCGTTGAAAAATATCATCAACGGCGCCTATAGCAGAGATATTTCGAGAAAGTCCGGTTCTGCTCTGGCGGTCAAGCAGCGGAATGGTGAGTTCATTGGCTCCTGGGCGCCATATGGCTACCAGAAATCTGCCGCCGACAACCATAAGCTGGAGCCTAACCCGGAAACAGCTCCCATTGTTCAGATGATTTTTCAATGGCGGACCACCGGTGTCAGCTATATGCAGATCGCGCGGAAACTGAACGAGATGGGGATACCCTCCCCATCCAAGTATCATTTTCAGAGAGGAGAAGTAAAAGCGGAGCGTTTTTCCTGCGCGGTTTGGCATGTTCCTGTGATAAAATTGATTCTTTCCAGTGAGGCATATCTTGGGCATATGGTGCAAGGGCGCAGCTATAATATTCTCTCCCAGGGCAAAAGGATGTGCAAGCGCCCAAAATCCGAATGGATCGTCGTTCCCAACACACACGAACCAATCATCGACGAGGATACCTTTCGCATTGTTCAAGAGATGGCGGAGAAGTGCCGAACAATACACAAGGAACGGGTCGGACGCTTTGACGATTTGGGGACGATTCCAAATATTCTGCGCGGCCTTGTTTTCTGTGCGGACTGTAAGCGTCCGATGATCCGGTATAAAAATGTATCGGAAAGGTGTGGACATCGGTATTACGCATATATCTGCCTTACTCATTCGGAAGATCCCTCTTCCTGTCCTAAAAAATATCTTCGAGAGGAAAAGCTGCTGGAAATCCTGTGGGACACCTTACAGCAGGAAATTGAACTGGCTGGAAATATGAAAAGGCTGGCAGAGAAGTATGACTGCTCTTCTAAGGCGGTTAGCCTCGAAAATACAATCAGCCGTGAAATTGCCGCTGCGAGTGACGCCCTTGAACGGGCCAGAATGCTCTATGACAGTCTCTACCAGAATTATGTGGACCACTTGATGTCGGAGGATGAATACATGGAGCTGCGGCATCGCTATAAACAGGCTATGAAAAGTGCCGAGGAGCGCCTTGCCGCTGCGGAGCAGAAAAAGTTGACTGAACATCGGAAAACTGGCAGTAATCCTTGGCTTGTCTCCTGTGAACGGTTTAGAGGTGAAACAGAGCTGACAGAGGAAATGGCCCACGAATTGATAGAGCGAGTGGAGATCAACGCTGATAATGGTGTTTCTGTTACCTTGCGCTTTCGCGATGAATACCACGCATTGGTCCATCTTCTGGGAATGGATGGTGAAGTGGTGCCTGCATGAGTGTTTACGTCATTTCAAAGTACCTTCGGTTATCTTCCGAGGACATAGACCTGAGAGAAGCAAAAAAGGCGGAATCGAACAGTATCGTCAATCAGCGGAGGCTGCTCGATGCATATATCGAGAAAATTCCGGAATTTTCCGAAGCAGAGGTGATAGAGTTTTGTGATGATGGATGGAGCGGGAAAAATTTCGAGCGTCCGGCTGTGCAGGAAATGCTTTCGCAGATACGGCAGGGAAAAATCCAGTGCGTGATCGTCAAGGATCTCTCCCGATTTGGACGTGATTATTTAACCGTGGAGAACTACATTTCCCGAATCTTCCCTTTTCTCGGGGTGCGGTTTATATCGGTCAACGATGGTATTGACAGCATACGACCTATGGATGTTGACAATCTGGACACTTCTTTCCGGGCTCTGTTGTATGACCTGTATAGCCGCGATGTGTCCCGCAAGGTGCGGAGCGCAAAAAGGCAGCGGGCGCAAAGGGGCGATTTTATATCCCGCTATGCGCCATATGGTTACATCAAAGACCCGCAGAGGAAAAATCATCTGGTGATCGATCCGCAAGCGGCCGCAGTAGTACAACGAATTTTCCATATGGTAGGGAGCGGGAGGTCTGCGATACAGACAGCAAAGGCGCTGAATGACGATGGCATTTTGACCCCTATGCTCTATAAGCTGGCGGCAGGCTGCACGCAAAAGGTTTGGAAGCACGTCCATGCGGAGAATTATTGGACGGACAGCGCAATTATCCGAATCGTTCGAGACGAACAGTATTTAGGCAAGGTGATCTACGGGAAACGGTATTATGATAATGTTGGACAAAAGCATAGTGTTAAGGTGAGCAAAAAGGATTGGATCATTGTAGAACATGCACACGACGCCATCGTCACACAGGAAGAATTTGACCGGGCGCAGGCTACTCTGCATAGATACGTAGAAAGATCCAGTATCTCTGAGAGACAGCCCCTGCGTAAGAAACTCTGCTGTGGTATTTGTGGTCACGCTTTGACACGGAGACAGACAAACGAATCGTATTACATCTGCCGCACGTCCAGCATGACAAGTAGGTATCCCTGCGCGGGGACACAGATATTAGAAAGGGATCTCTTTGCTATAGTCTTGGATGGGCTTCACGTGCAAGCGGCGCTTGCGGTAGAACTTTCCTCTGTCCTGCAAGAATGCCACCAGCAGGACAAGAAAGATACCCGCACCATGTGGAAGCAGTTGGAAACACTCAAAGATGCACTCGATCAAACTAAGCAGCGATCCGATACTCTGTACGAGTCCTTTGCTCTTGGCGAAATTAGCAAAGACGAGTATATCTCTCAAAGAACTAATCTGAAAGGGACGGCGGACATTCTTTCCAAGCGAATCACATCATTAACATTCGCCATAGAGCATGATGAATCGGATGATGGTTTGCAAAACCACTTCGTGGACACATTTAAGAAATACCAAGAGGTTCAAGAGATTACTGATGAAATAGTTGCTGATGTTCTAACACAGGTTCGCGTTTTCCCGGATTTAAGGGTTGAAATTGATTGGAATTACCAAGACGAGCTCCGAAAGCTAATATCACGCGGGTACTTGAGGAAAGCGACATGATGAAAGAGAGAATTGTATGAGTATTTATAGCGGTGGCCGTGAGAAGAAAGAGAGGGACGATTTTGATGAATTCTAAGCGAGTATGGATTTATTGTAGAACTGCGCACCCTGACGAAATATCCTTGGCCGTTCAGGAACGAAGTATGCTTGACTACGCTCAAAGGCAAGGATTTACGATTGTCGGCGTTACATCTGAGCATGCAAGCGGCCTGGACTTTTTGCGACCGGGGATAAAGGCTGTCTCCAATGCGGTAGAAGCGGGCAAGGCAGAAATACTGCTGATAAAAAACATTTCCCGTTTGGGCCGGGATATGGAAGAGGTTGAAGTTTTTCTGCGTTGGTTGAAAAAGCACAATGTAGAACTAATATGCGCCGATGGGACGGTGCCTCGGTTTTATGTGGACGCACTGCGCGATCTGATGAAAGAGTTGAAGAAACGTGAGTGTGGACAGTTAATTTAGCGTAAGAAACACTTGTATAACTCCGGTTTCCATTTTTAGCTTCGACACTATGCGGTGATAAAAGATTTGTTTCTGCTCCATTCACAAATTATTTACAAAAAAGTATGGGTCTATGCTTGACACGGGCGAATGAAAAATACA